GACGCGCATAGGGGATAGCAATGCAGCAGCCTGGACAATGGGCTATGCCATTGCCAAGGTTCCAACGATCACGGTCAATAGCGTGAGGAAGTCGGTGGGCATCAAAGGGGTAGACACCGGCAAAGACTTCTACTGGAATGCGGGCGACCCCACGATCACCCAGGATAGCAGTGGCACGAAACTGACGAGCAGCCAAACGCTCTCAGTTACCTATATTGGAGAGTTCCCGACGGTCGTCACCTCGCAAAATGATGCACAGATCAGCTATGAGAAGGTCATCGATGGGTCGACCGGCATTATTGAGCACGTCGAGACGGATGCAACAATCACCAGCCTCTCAGGCGGCTATGCCAAGGCTTCGCAGTTACTCACGAGATATGGGCAGCAAGGCATACAACTCACGTTCACGACGCTGGTAACGGGCTATGCGCCAGGCCAGATCGTCACCGTCAACCTTCCTGACTTTGGGCTGAATAATATCAATATGCTCAGCGAGACGGTGAGCGCATCAGATCAGCAAGATGGCTTCAATATCTGGTACACGATCACGGCAATTGCGGGGCCATACGACCAGACCTGGGTAGACTTTTTCAAGAAAATCCTGGGCAATACTCAGAACTCAACCAATATCAATGTGGGCGTCTCGCAGTCACTCGCACTTGTGCAGTCTTTCACGGGTGGAGTTACTCTCTCAGCCACCGCCAACTATAGCGTTTATAGCTGCCCGTTACCTTCAACGACGTTGTTTCCTGACACAGGATTACTGCCATGTTAAGAAATGTAATCAGTACGACGATAGGATTGTTGCTCTTCAGCGGCATTCCAAATACATTGAGCGGTATGATATTTCCGCTCAAGATAGACCGTCGCGCCATCATACAGTACATGCAGAATATCCGAAACCTGACGCAATCCTCCATAGCGCAAATTCACAACGGCTTTCGTGTTATGCGATTTCAGGGGGATAATCGGGTTAGTGCCAGCATTCGTAATAAGCCAGGTTCCGAAATCCTGAAGGAACTTTTCTGTACCAACCACATCAAACGCTGCATTCTGCCAGCGTCGCAATTGGTACAGGCTCAGTCCTCCATCACCGTCAACATACCCGCGATACATGTGGCGCATAAATTCTTGTGGAATTTGTGGAGTAACGCATATCTTTGTCTTTTGTTCAACAATGCCAAATCTTTCAGCGGCACTGACCAACTCACTCGATGCGATAAAAAGGCGCGCCATCGGCTTTCCATCGCCATAACCACCCTTGGCAGTATAGTAACGGATTGGGTGATTCGATTGAAGAGCATCTCTAAATCGCTCTATGTGAACGGTATCAACAGCGGACAAGCCCATACCAATACTTGGTGCTCCTGTGTTAGTCCCCTTGCGATAGCTCACGCACCCGTCTGCCAGGAGAAAGCCTATCCAATAAGCACGCTCTTCATCCAATGGCTGATCAAAGTACGCATGGTTACATTGATAAATGCGGTGAAGCTCTGGGGTATTCTCTCGTCTTGTAACACCTTGCTTGATAAGAGCAAGCCTAATATAGGTTTTGTCCATCCCATAGGTTTTAGCAATCGCTATAGTGCTTTCACCATCTATATATCTCTGGCAAATTTCTTCTCGCTGTTCTGTAGTAAATGGTTTCCCGCGAGTCCTATTCGGATGCTTGCGCCTACACACTTTGCAATAAAGGTTCAAGTTGTCTTTGGCACGTTTATTTGTACCGAAAATTTCATGGGTAGCAAGCAGGAACTTATCACACTTGGGGCATCGTTTGCGAGGGGCATTATTCGGGGGTACAATATCGTTCATGGAAAGGGTCCTTCCTTTTCATCACGCTCTGGGGTGTTTCAGCACCGCCAGGGCATCACATTATTTCCCCCATTATACCACAAAGCCACTTCTCAAGCAACTTCAGGAGGTGAAATTTGAGCGCAATCACAATCACAACAGCTGGGCGCAACCTCTTGCGAGATGGAGAGTCAGGCGCGCAAAACCCAAAGATCACGTATGTAGCACTAGGGACGGACAGCACAGCGCCAGCGGTAGGTCAGACCGCTCTCTTTGCCGAAGTATTCCGCAAAGCGGTCACGAGCTATACAAATGGGGCAAACGGGGAAATACTCATCAATATGTATCTTGCGCCAAGCGATCTGGTGGGCATCAGCGTGCAGGAGGTCGCTTTTTTTGGTGGAAATGCAACGAAGACGGCAAACAGTGGAACGATGCTCGCACGAGGTCTTTACGCACATACTCACGTCAATACGGAGTCAATTCAGTTTCAAATTGACTTTACGATAACCTAAGAGGAGGTGCAACTATAATAATCTACCGCCTTCGGGCCATTCATGCGGCAATCTGGCATGTTTGCGCATATTGCATGTGGGACAAGCTATCACAATATTGCTTATATCGTTGGAACCTCCTCTTGAGAGGGGTACAACGTGATCGGCATGATATATCATGCCGAGCTTCATCTTGCAGTAGTAGCACTTGGACTTCTGACGGTGCATCTGCTCTTGTAGCTGCTGAGGGGTATAAGCGCCTTGGGATGCTCTCTTTTGTGCGCGGCGCTTATGCTTATGTGCGCGGTCTATTCCAGCGTATAAATCTGGATAATCCTTGCGATGCTGTCTCCTCTGTACATTTATTTCTTCGCTGTGACGTTCATAGTATCGTTTCTTCTGCTCTGGATGCTCTTGATGATATTGCACTGCATACTCTCGACGATATGCCTTATTCTTCTCTGTTTGCCGGTATTGTCTCGCATATTCAGTCTTCTGGGGTTGACGCTGCTTATCATAGATTCTTCTTTGCTCTTTATGAGACTCATAATAGACTTTGCCGCATACCTTGCAAGATGGATAGAGACCACTTTTCTGAAGTTTTGTTCTATCAAAAAACTCAGGAGTTGCGGGGAAGAATTGCTCACACTTGGAGCATTGTTTCATGCCTTCAGGAATTTGATCTTTATGGGTCTTTCTTGACCTGGGCTTATACTCACACTCCTTACATATTGTCCGCAATCTGTCTTTCTTGCTTCGGTCTCTGTAGAAAAACCCAGGGGTTAAAGGGTAGAAGTTTAGGCATTTGCCACACTGTTTTTGAGGAGAGTCATTCATATCTAAACTGCCTTTCGTTTAGTGCCTTACTTTCTTGTTGCCAGAGTGTAAGGCTACACCCGTTCAACTTGGGAAGCTACTCCAAGCCTAGGCAACATCTCTATTATAGTATTCTTTCCACTCATCTGAAAAGTGGAACTTTAGAAAGCGAGGTGTGCTATTAGCGGCTACACCCCCACAGGTCCGTGGACAGCAGGCTCGGCCCCTGGTATAAGTGCGGCATTCCTGACAGCGATCGAAGCCTTCGTGCAACAACTTGAGGGAGATTCAGGTGTCACGACCATCACCGGCGGCACCAATGGCACGGCTGATTGCTACCAGCCACTGCAAGGCACGATCAAGATGGTGGTCATCATTGAGAAGGCATTCAGGACAGGCGGTGCAAATCAGGATTATACGCTTCCTGTTGCCTTCACCACCAAGGGCTTTTTTATCGCGGGCGATACCAACACCTTCCGTTTTAGGAATGCGGGCGCCGATCAAAATGTGGATGTCATCACCGCGCTTGCCGCGGGCGGAGGCACTGCCGTAAACCAGGGAAATGTCTCAGCTCATTCGTTCGGAGGCATTACCCACCCGTTTGATACTATCCGGTTCGACTCAGGGGCAGGCAGTAACCACAACAGCACCATTATTGTCATCGGAGTGTGACCCGCTTAGAGCGGTATCCAGCCCAGGAACAAGAGATCATAGATGATGAGGGCAGTGACAGACACTGCAATGAATATCCAGGCAAGGGTCACAAAAAATCTTTTCATGGAAAGAGTATAGCACAGATGAGTACAACGCTAACCGCGCAAACCGTTGCATTTATCATGGCGCCCGCCACCCTGACCAGGGATGTCATCTTTGAGGATAGCGGGGTGCAGGCGGCGATTGGGTTCAGTCTTGGGCAGAATGTGCTGATTGGGCGACAGCAGTACGCGAGCTTCGCCGGTGGGCTGCTGCCGCAGGTCGCCTACACCCTGACCTTCCTGGTAAGTGCGGCTAATGCTGCTGCCATTGTTGCCGGTATTCCAGCGTTGAAAACACGGATGGATGCAGCCCAGGCGGGATTTACCGATATTGTGACCTGGGGTACGCCGTTCGTGTTCGGGTAGTCTGGAGAAAAATATGTGGCAAATCATTCTCAATATCATCTTTCTCATATGGATGTTTGCGGTGCTGTATCTCTTATACAAAAGCGGAGAGCGCCAACGCAAGCTACAAGATGCGCTCATTGACGCCACGCTCAAGAGCAGTACCGCGGCGCTCAATGTAGCGGAAGCCATCGAGGAACTTGCCGCCTATTTGGAGAAAGACCGTCATGCCACCTGAACTGAGTTCGCTTTTGTCGGCTGCCGCTATATTCATCACAGTGATTGGCGCTATCGGGGTCGTCCTTGCTTTTCGAGGCAATACCGGCAAAGGACTCAGCGAGGTGCAAGAGAAAGCCATCAGTGCTTTGACCTCGCAAACGGAGACACAGGAGCAGCAAATCAAGGCACTGGAAAAGAAGGTCATCCATCTTAATAGGGTGGTGCTGACCATTGGGTATGCGCTCAAAAGGCGGGGATTGCGCATCGAGATTGATGATGAATCGATCACGCTGATTGATGAGCATACGAAGGCACATCAGACAATGCAGATACGCATAATGGATACCATGCCTGAAGATGACAAGGGCGCATAGGAGGAATACATGAGCAAGCAACTCACAAAAAGCGAGCAGATCGAGGCACTTGAGGAACGGGTGAAGCAATTGGAAGATCAGCTTGCTTTCCTGGGGAAACAGGTGCAGGAGCATAGCCACAACATAACGGATAGCACCATAGCGGCCATCGT